GACAAGGGATACATCACCAACAGCTACCATGTCCACGTCACCGAGGAGATTGACGCCTTCACCAAATTGAAGTTTGAAGCGGAGTTCCAGCAGCTCTCTCCCGGCGGCGCTATCAGTTACATCGAGATTGCCAACCTCTCCGACAACATCCCGGCGGTCATGACCGTGTTGCGGTACATCTACGACAACATCATGTACGCCGAGCTCAACACCAAGTCCGACTACTGCCAGTGCTGTGGTTGGGATAAGGAAATTGAGGTTGTCCAAAATGAGCATGGCAAGCTGATTTGGCGCTGTCCCAACTGCGGCAACACAGACAAGAGCAAAATGAATATTGCTCGTCGAACCTGCGGCTACATCGGTCTGAATGACTGGAACCAGGGTCGGACGCAGGAAATCAAGGAACGGTACGTCCACTTGGGCAGCGCAGAATAAGGAGGTGAAGACCATGGTCAAGAGAAGCGTTGAAGACCCCAACACCATCTATGTCACTCTTCCTGGCGAGGAGGACATCCGGCACATCTTCTACGAGGGAGAGTATGTCGGGTGGTATAGGCCGTGAGATATGCATCCATCCGCAACAATGACATCGCAAACGGAGAGGGAGTTCGAGTCTCCCTCTTCGTGAGCGGTTGCGACTTCCATTGTCCAGGATGTTTCAACCCGGAGGCACAGAGCTTTGAGTATGGCAAGAAGTTTGATTCCGAGGTAGCAGAGAGGATTATGAAAATGGTGTCAGAGCCGACTATTTCTGGATTGTCAATCCTCGGAGGAGACCCGCTGTGCCAAGATGTTGCTGGCTTGATAACTCTGTCGATGCTGTGCAACCGAGTACGATATAGGGGCAAGACCGTATGGCTGTGGACTGGGTTCACATGGGAGGACGTGTTCGCTCTACCTTGCCGGGACACACAACACCAGTACCAGAAATTTTTGGTAGCCGATTGCAACGTGGTTGTGGACGGCCCATTCAAGCAGGAGCTGGCCGACCGGAAGCTGGTCTGGCGAGGCTCCGCAAACCAGCGTGTTATCGACGTACAGGCCAGCCTTCGGGCTGGCGCTGTCGTTACATATCAAAATTAGAAGGAGAACCACTATGGATAACAAAGAGACTATCGTTCGTGATACCCACTATGAGTATGACGAGAAGGGCAATCTGACCAGCATGACCATCAACGAGACCATCACGAACCCCCGCATTGACCTATGCGAAAGCTGCCCCTGCGAAGATGGTGGGCTGCTGACCAGCGAGATTGACTTCACTGCGGACGGGCCGACTTTCGCTGACGCTGCCCTGGCTCTGGCTGGTCTTGGCCTGTGTCTCACCGCTGTGGCCGCTATCTTCAAGCGCCGCTGACCCAGCGGCAATCCGAATCAAAGGAGTGTGCATATGCCAAATCAGTTTGCAGAAATCGAGCGGAAATTCCTGCTCAAATCCTTCCCGACCGACCTTCCTCTGAAAGAGGAGAAAGCGGTTTATCAAGCATACCTGTCCATCGACCCCGAGGTAAGAATCCGGCGTAATGTAGTGGATGGTCGAGACGCTACACACTTCCTCGCCATCAAGTCCAATGGGGATTTGGTTCGGCAGGAGGTCGAAATCCCCATTACCACAGAGCACTTCTATGCCCTGGCAGAGATGGTTGTACAGCCCTTCATCACGAAGGAGTTTCGTATCTATCAGCTCCCTGGCGGATTAGAGCTGGAATGCTCTCACGTTGACAAGGGACGTGATACCGAGTTCATGTATGCAGAGGTCGAGTTCCCGAGCGTAGAAGCCGCTGAGAATTTTGAACCACTCCCGTGTTTCACGGCGGATGTTACGAAAGACTCCTCTTACAAGATGAAGAACTTCTGGAAACGGACTCGGAGTTAAGGAGAGCGCATGGTAATTGATTGCAAGGCGATTTCTCAGGCCAAACGGGATGCAATCAAGAGGAAAGCCGCAGAGCTTGACATCACGCCAACTCTTGCGGTAATCCTCGCCGTTGACGACCCAGCCTCTCGGGTGTATGTCCGCAACAAGCGCAGGGCTTGTGAGGAGGTTGGGTTTGGCTTCGAGATGTATTCCGATATCAATGCGGTCGGTGAACTTGTGACACGACAGGATGTGCATGGTGTTCTTGTTCAGCTTCCGCTCCCCTCTGACATCGACACAAACAAAGTCATTGCTCAAATCCCGCCGGAGAAAGATGTGGATGCGCTGACTGCCACCAATCTTGGCAGGCTTGTGCTTGGCGCATACGACTTTGCCCCATGTACCCCGAGCGGCATCATGACCATCTTGGATAATGTCTGCGGCTCTGTGTCTGGCGCAAACTGCGTCGTCATTGGCAGGAGCAATATTGTGGGGAAACCCATGTCAATTATGCTTACTCAAAAGAACGCCACGGTCACACTGTGCCATTCTCACACCGAAGACCTCGCAGGCATCACAAGCCGTGCGGATATCCTGATTTCTGCCGTTGGAAAGGCTGGATTTGTAACGGCGAACATGGTGAAGCAGGATACAATCGTCATTGATGTGGGCATCAACCGGAATAGAGAGGGGAAGCTCGTTGGGGATGTGTGCTTCGATGATGTTGTCAGGAAGGCTGACGCCATCACCCCTGTTCCGGGCGGCGTTGGAATTATGACCGTCACATCCCTTTTGGAAAACACGTTAAAGGCCGCCGAGCTGGCGGTCGGGAAGAGATAATAAGGAGGATTTTCTATATGACTGAGACAATCAAGGTTCGCTATCTGAGCGATAAGGTGGGTAAGCTGGAATACATCGGCGGCAAGTCCGACTGGATTGACCTGCGGGCCGCTGAGGACGTGGAACTGAAGCAGGGTGAGTTCAAACTCATTCCACTGGGCGTCGCCATGCAGCTCCCTGCTGGCTACGAAGCACACATGATTCCCCGTAGCTCTACATACAAGAATTTCGGCGTCATCCAGGCCAACCATATGGGGATGTTTGACGAGAGCTACTGTGGGGACAATGACCAGTGGTACTTCCCGGCCATCGCCATGAGGAACACGGTCATTCACGCTGGTGACCGCATCTGCCAGTTCCGCATCGTGGAGCATCAGCCCACCCTGAACTTCGTTGCCGTTGAGACTCTGGGTAACAGCGACCGGGGCGGCATTGGCAGCACGGGGACGAGGTGAGGACATGAGCAGATATGACAGCTCCAGCCGTTCTGGTCTGAGCACTTGGGACGTTCTCCTCATTGTTTTCATCGTGCTGAAACTCATCGGGGTTATCAACTGGGGATGGGGCTGGGTTCTGGCCCCGCTGTGGATTCCGGTTCTGCTTGTTGTTATCGGATTCCTGGTATCTTTGATTTTCGACTGAGTATAGGGCTGGCTTCGTGCCAGCCCTTTTTTTGTTTTTCTGCCTATGGGTAGGAGGTGATTTCCATTAAATATTCGACAGAAAAAATCAACGCTGTCTACTACGGCAATGAGTACGCCATCACCAATCATACCCCCATCATACATAAAGACGACCGGCAGGAACTCAAGAACTATATAGAGAAAGTGCTGTACGCCGTCTTTAGCAAGTACCAGTCCAAGAAGAAATAGTGGAGGTATGTAAGATGGTAGATTTCATTTATGCCCGCCAGTCTGTAGACAAGGAGGACAGCATCTCTATCGAGAGCCAAATCGAGTTGTGTCTGCGTGAGGTTGGCAACAACCAGCACAAGGTATTTCGTGACAAGGGTTATAGCGGCAAGAACACAGAGCGTCCAGACTTTCAGGAGATGATGGCCGAGGTCAGGGCTGGTGGTGTTGGTCGTATTATCGTGTACCGACTCGACCGTATCAGCCGGTCTGTGCTCGACTTCGCCAACGTCATCAGCGAGCTCCAGAAGTATGGCGTCGAGTTTGTGTCCATCACAGAACGGTTCGATACCTCAACCCCCATCGGAAAGGCTATGCTGATGATAGTCATGGTTTTCGCCCAGCTTGAACGCGAGACCATCCAGCAGCGTGTCATCGACGCATATCGCTCTCGCAGCCGAAAGGGGTTCTACATGGGCGGCAGAGTGCCGTATGGATATGAGCTTGAGAACATCGTTATGGACGGAATCAAGACCTGTATGTATCGCCCCATCCCAGAGCAGATACAGATTGTCAAGCTCATCTATGCTCTGTACTCGCAGCCGCAGACATCCTTCTCCGACGTTATCAAATACTTGAGCACTCACGGGATAAAGAACCAGTCGGGCCACAACTTCAGTCGGATGAGAGTGCGTGACATCATCACTAACCCGGTATATGTTAAGGCCGATGCAGATGTATACGAGTTCTTCCGAGCCCAGGGAACCGAGGTGGTCAACGATGTTTCTCAGTTCATTGGCACTAATGGTGCCTACCTCTACACCGGGGACAAGGCTACACAAAGGAAAGCCATTTGCCTTGATGGTCAGGTGCTGGTCATCGCTCCGCATGAGGGGTGTATTGACTCGGATACATGGCTTCGGTGCCGGAGGAAATGCTTGAATGTGCGCCAGATTGCAAAGCCGGTCAAGGCCAAAAACACCTGGCTCGCCGGGAAGATAAAGTGTATTCACTGTGGGCACGCTCTGTCTCTGAGAGCATACCCCCGGAAACGCACTGTTCCGGCTCGGTACTATGTATGCAGCACCAAGTATGTCTCCGCTTCCTGTGACGGCATTGGAGCTGTCCAAGCCTCGGATATTGAGGACATCGTGTTCGACGAGATGCGGAGAAAGCTGGCTGAGTTCACCGAACTCTCGGTAAAGGAGCGGCAGGGAGACCCCATTGAGTTGACCAAGTTGAAGGTTCGGGCTGATGAGATTGAAAAAGAAATCGCCACACTCATCGACAAAATCGTGTCAGCGAGTCCAGCGACCATGGAATATATCAACAAGCGGATTGACGCCCTCGACGAGGAGAAGAAAGCCGTCCGGGAGCAAATCGCTCAAATGTCAGCAGAGATGTATGGCAAACGGAACATGGGGACTATCAGTGGGTATATAAACGACTGGGAGAGAATCGACATGGACGACAAACTGACAGTCGTAGATGCGCTGATTGATAATATTCGGGTAGGCCGAGGAGACGTGCAGATTACCTGGAAAATCTGACGTTGTAAGCTGATTGTTTTGCTAAAGCTATACAATCAACCTACCACGACTTTTACGCCCTTGGAAACGGTTCAAACTGGGGCGTGTACATATAAAATA